GTGACACTGAACGCACGGCAGATCTTTGCTCATTTCTCCCTCACTTTCGCTTGCTGGACGCAACATAAGAACGACTACCGGACAGCCGTCCAGTCATCCAGCACCCGGTCAGCCCAGTCTCCGACCAAGAATGCCAGGCCTAGGAAGCACATCCCGAGGAATACTGCGGCCAAGACCGGGCCGCGCCAAAGCCATCGGACATATTTCATTGGCCAACTCCCGTCAAGGCCTGCGCTCGCTGCAGCCAGCAGGGATACTCAGCGTCCCCGGGCTCGTTGCGAGCCAGGCCGGCAAGCACTTCGCGCAGCTCCTTGACTTCCCGCTGCAAGGAGGCAAGTCCGGCCTCTCTACTCCAGTTGTGGCGCTCGATGCTCTCGGCTGCGGAGGCGGCCACGGCCGAGACTTGGACGAGCTCTTCATGGCACTGAAGGAAGTCGCCCTCGAGGATCGCCTTGGCCGCCTCCCCAAACTCCTCGGCCAGGATCGTCAGCCACCAAGACGGATGATGATCCTGCCGGCCCCACTCCTTAACTTGCCGCTCGCGCTCGGCCTGGACGTTTGCAAGTATGCCGTTCATGCTCGCTTCCTTTCGTAGAAAAGGCACTCCCTGGTCTTGGGGAGCCAACCCTTACCCTTGCGCCACTCGAACCGCCAGCCCCGGCGGTAGTACTGGCCGATGGACAGGGCCCACGGCCCCACGTGAATCAGCAACAGGCATCCGTAAGCCTGGACTGACTTCATTCCCCTTCTGAACTTCAGACAGAACGCCGGCTCCTGCGCTTGCGGCATGGATGCCTCCTATTCTTGTTCGCGTAGAATGCTGACCCGGCGGCCGTGGAGCCCACAGCCTCCCGGATCATCCCCATTGCTTCGTTGGCTACCTGGCAAATGCGACTCTCGGTGAGGCCCAGGCTGTCCCCGATCTCCGCCATCGTTTTGTGCTCAAAGAAGTACTGACGGATAATCTCGCGGTGTTTGCCGAACACCTTCCGCATGGCAATGCTGGCCAGCTCGCGGTGCTCGGCGCATTCGCTGGCTGCGGGCCCGGCGGCCTCCAGCAGCTCGCGAACAGTCAGGTCATCCTTGACCGGGCAATCCAAGGGAACCTGCCGGACCTTGGCCTGCGTGCCCGCCTTAATCTCCAGGCGTAGCGCACGCGGGAGCCAGTCCATCCGGCGGAGCCCGTCAATGATCCGACCATGGATGAGATGGTTTGCGTAGGTCGCAAACTTGGTGCCTCTGCGCGGGCGGTATCGACGAGCGGCTTCGGCCAGGCCCACGAATCCCCAGGCGACGAGCTCGTCGCGGTCGATGCAACTGGGGAGGCTCGATGAGTGTGCTATCCGATTTGCGTAGGCCTCGACGAGCCCCAGGTGTTGCTCTATCAGGTGCTGCCGATCAAGAGGGGGTTGTGCGGCCATTCAACCCCCAGGCGGTACGATCTTGGGCTTGTTCATATCGTCGACAGCTACCTTGCGGAACTCCTCGAACCGCTCGACCGCCTCGAAAATCGTCTCGGCCTTGATCGAGAAGCAGATGGGGCGGCTGAACTTGTTCCCGTTCGGGAGAATGCCGGTCACCGGAGCGTAGCCCAAGAACGTCAACTGCTCGACGCCGGGATGCAGGTCCTCTCGTCGCGTGCCTGGCCACTGGACGTATTTGAGCACCTTTACCTTCCGCTTGGGCCCTATCTGATAGTCCTTCGCCTCGAAGATAACCGGGGGTGGCGGGTTCTTGGCAATCATGCCTCTCTCCTTGTGACTGTGAGCTCTACGCGCGGGTACTCGCGATCCAGCTCGAACTGCGGCTCTCCGCGCTTCAGATGACACCAGTCATCGTCGACGAGCAGGCCGGCGTCGACCAGGCCATCGTAGGCCGGCTTGAGCATGGCCATATAGTTGTCCGGATCACGGCGGCGGTCCACCCGGCAGAAGAAGGTGGCCGAGACGCTGGCCAGTGGCCAGGGAGCGCTGTCGATGGCCGCCTCTTGAGCTGCTTCCCGGGCAAGCCTGCGGAGCTTCTTCGCGGCTGCAGCCTTCTTGTAGCGCCCCCGCATGGTTGCCGGCGACCGGTTGGGTGACAGCACCCGGGCCGGCATTGGCAGCACCACGAAGACCGTTTCACTTACCGTCATTGACGTAGCCCCGGAGGCACCGAACCTCTTCGACCCCATCGATGGTGCGCCGGAGGGTGCCCGTCTCGATGGCCGTAGCGGCCAGGCCGACAACTCGGTAATCGTAGACTTTCAGGGCGCGGTCTACGATGTCTTGCAGCGTGGCTACTGCCTGGTGAGCGCCATCGTCTAGCGTTGTCCTTCCAGTCGGGTCTGCGTCCATCCATTCGTTAGCGATCCCGGCCGCCCATTCGACGTAATCCGGAACAGTGGCGAGCTTGTCGCTCAGCCCCTCCTTGACGAGCTCCCATCGGCTGCGAACGCCTTTCATCACCGCTCCTCCGTCAGGCAATCGAGGGCCCTGGAGGCAACTGCGCCGCAACCTCCCAGTTCCACAAGGGGGGTTGTGTCTGGGTATTTCTTGTTGAATTCCTCCTCTGTGATGCCCACGTAATTAGCAATTGTTCGCAGGGCGGCGACGATTCTTCTGTATTGAGTATTACTCAACACCTTGGGTCGATCTTCCTCGTAAGCCTCCAAGGCCCTCATTACCACCTGATCTAGATGGTGCCGCGAGGGCTCGCCCTCTGCTCTCAGCACTTGGTAGGCACGGATCTGTGCCCTCCTTAGACTGCTTTGCGGTAGCGGGAAAATCATGCTTGCTCCTCCGTCGTCATGTTCAGCCCGAACGGCGGGCAGAAGTAGTAGGTGGTCCGGTTCCTGACGAGCTGCACAATGTACTCGCCGTCCAGTAGGTTCTTGATGATGTCATCCCTCATCCGGAGGGAGAGGGGTCGGGTCTGTCGCGTGAGGTCCCGGCGCTTCATGCCCTTCGGGCCGGCGTCACGTACTAGCTTGTGAATCTTCTTGGCCCAGCGCTCGTTCTCGGAGTCGGCAATGCAAAGCGAGGTCGCACGGACGAACTCAGAGGTCACGTACTGCACCAGGGCGCACGCATAGGTCGCGTGCTCGAGGGTGATCCTGGCGCTCAAGGCTGTCATGCAGTCACAGCCGGCCAGGATCAGCCCTACCTGCCGTGCGTGCTCGCCGGCCCGAACCCAGAGCGGATGATAGGGCTCCCCGTTTCTGCGGCAAACCCGGGCCTTCCGGCGGCAGTCGTTCTCGAACTCCTGGAAGGCCCTGTTGGCGGACTTGTCGGTCGGCACGACCGTAGGGTAGACGCCGGTAAACTGCCGGATGTCCCCGGTGCCCTCCGGCGGGTCCGGTTGGAACTGGTCCCAGTATTGCGACCGCTCAATTAGTGGTGCCGGGATGGCCGAGAGCTTGCTGCCCTCGTAGTTGACAGGCGGGTCATCGTCCGTCACGCGAAATACGAGGAACCGCCCAAGCAGCCCGCTCTCGATCTCTGCGGAGGTCACACCGCTATAGAACTTGCCCGGCGTTGTTGTCCCGTAGATACACACGTGTGGCTGTTCAATGTCAGTCCGGTCCTCCTCGGAGTACTCCTTGCCCAGCAAAATCGTCCGGGCGCTGCCGGTCATCTGCATCAGGTAGGGCACGATGCCGCGGCGGTGCCCGCTGGCCCGCTGATCCATCATGCTTGCCAGTAGGTGCCCGATCTCATCCCAGCAGAACAGTACCGACGGGTGCCGCTTCAGCCTTGATCGCACGGCGCTATCGCTTGTGACCTCTTCGCCCCCGAGCAGTCGTTCGATGATTGCGGCCTCGATACAGAGGCGCTTGGTTACCTGCCTCGAGTGCTCCTTGCCGCACCCGCTCTCTCCAACCCCCAAGCAGAAGAGGTTTGTCCGGAGCCCCCACTCGTCTTGAATCTTCCGGCCGAAAAGCGCTCCGCAATAGGCCAGCGCGTTCCCTAGCGCCAGCAGCGGTTGCACCTTGCGGGCAGTCTTGTTGATGTAGGAGACAAGATCCCCCAGCAACCCCGGCGGGTACAAGATTAGCTCCGGCGGTGGCGTGGCCCCCAGGGCCAGCGACTCCGGCTCCGGCGCTGAGACGACCATCGGGGCAGGCGAGGGGGCCTGCGCCGACCGAATCAGCGCGTCGGCCTGATCCCGTGCGTGCCCAATCATGGCTGCATCGGCTTGGTGCATCTCCTGCAGCAGCCATCCGTGAGGCTTCTGCTTCTCCTTGCGGCCTTCTTTGATCTTCCGGAGGAACTCCCTCCTCTCAGCCGGGACGCTCAGGTCCCAAGGCGGAGAGCACCGCGGATTGTACTCCTCCGTGAGGAGTTGGTAGGCCGTGGAGTCATCGAGCTCGAAACCGTGAACCATCGCCGTGCAGGCCCACAGGAGCCGGGCGTGCCCGCCCTGGCCCTGTATTGCGGGCTCGCACTGCTGAAGGTAGGCCCGGGCCCGCTCCTCGACCGCAGAGTCAAGCGGCCGGGAGCTCGGCGAGGGCGGCGGCGGGGGAGGCGGGGCCTCGGCCTTCGGGCGACTGGCCAGCTCCTCAATGGCCCACTCCGGCATTTCCGCCAGCGGCGTCCCTTCGTTGACCCACTTGTAGGTGTTCCCCGTCTCGTGGACGGAGGGCGCGACACAGATGTAGCCCTTGTCGTTGCCGCGGGTGTCGATCCCCCGGCCGATCTTGGACTCGCTGTTGCCGACCCGGGGGTCCGGCTTGAACAGGAGGTGTAGACCGTCGCCCCCGGTTTGCTGCTTGAGGGTCGGTGGGAAGGGCCCGTGTTTGCTGACTAGCTCGTTGTAGGTCTTATCCCCATTGTGCTTGGGGTCGATGTCCACAACGCAGAAGGTTCGCTCCCCACAGGGAATTCCGATGTTGGCCTCAGGCCATCGCTCCCACCACTCCCGTATCTGGCCGAGGTTGGTAGTGGCTTTGTGGAATCCGCCGGCCATGATTGGCTTCTTCCCGTAGGGCTTGAGCGGAAAGACCGGCCAGCCTCGGCTAGCGTATTCTAGAGCTGCTTCAAGATGCGACATGCTTACCCTTCGCTACAGGCGCAAGGTCATGCGCGGTGATTTCTTTGTACTTCCCCTTTTGGACAACAGTAATGCTGCGGGTGATCTCCCTGAGCTGGTTGGCCAGGAACATGTTTTCCATTGCGGCGTCGACTGTGGGGGCTGGACTGCCGAAGCGCTTTATCCACCACCGCCGGGCCTTCTCGCCGGCAAAGCCGGGATGGTCGAGGCATATCCACTCCCTCGCCATCAAGAGGCCGCAACGATACTCAACCCTCAGGCTGTCCGGCATCCCGGACTTGACATGCCGGTGAACCCGGACATCCTCGACTGTGAGGTCCTCGGGCTCCCCGGATAGGATGTTCCGATTGCTGGCCTTGATCGCGTGCAGGCGCCTCTCGCGCTCCTCCGCCTCGGCCGCCTCAATCTCCTGAGGCGGGATTCTCCAGCCACAGTGAGGGCATACCCGAATCTGCCGGCTGAAGACATTGCCGCACTGCCGGCAGTCGAAGAGCGGAACCTCCCCGGCGTCGATACAATCCACGGGCCCGTGTTCGTCGATGCAGTGGGCATAGTCGAGGATGAGGCAGTCTTCCTTGTCGGGGTGAACCCGGAGGCCGCGGCCGACCATCTGAACGTAAAGCCCCTTGGAGAGCGTCGGGCGCAGCAGCACAATGCAATCGACCTGCTTGGCGTTGAACCCCTCGGTGTAGACGTTCACGTTGCAAATCGCGTGGAGCCGACCCTCCTTGAATGCCCGGGCGACGGCATCCCGCTTCTTGCGCGGCGTGCTGGCTGTGATATACGGCGCGTTGATTCCGTAGAGCTGAAGCTCCTTGCTGACCTTCCGGCAATGCTCAACGTCAACACAGAAGAAGATCATGTGTCGGCGGTCGTAAAGCCGGATGTTCTGTACTGAGTCATGCACCGCCTGGCTTACGATTTCATCCCGGTCTACCGCCTTAGACAGGCTGTTGACGATGTAGTCTCCGCCGTTGTTCCTCCGGACCTCGGAGAGATCGGGTTGGTGCTCCCCGCGGCGACTCCACAGTTTGCAGAGGAACCCGTCTCGGATCAGGCTGTGGATGTGAGCTTCGTAGCAGACTTCCTGCAGGATGTGGTCTTTGTGGCAGAGAGGCCCAGTCATCCGGAACGGGGTGGCCGTGAAGCCGATGATGAGCACGCCCGGGTTCTGAAGCCTCTGCATATCAATGAAGGTGCGGTACTTCCCCTCCCCGCTTGGCGGTATCCTGTGGGCTTCGTCGACAATGATAATGTCGAACGACGTGAACTCACCGCCCCGCTTGTAGACGCTATCGATGCTGGCGTAGAGGATGCTGTTCTCGGTGTCTCTCCTCTTGAGCCCGGCCGCGTAGATGCCGATGTCCGCGCCCGGCCAAACCTCAGCCAGCTCGCTACTGTTCTGTGCGACGAGCTCCTTGCGGTGCGCCAAGATCGCGACCCGGAGCGGCGGGTAGTCATCCTTCCAGCGTTGGATTGCCCAAGCCATCAAGACGGACTTCCCGCCGCCCGTTGGGATCACGACGCAGGGGTTGGTTTCCTTGTTGCAGACATGCGCGTGCAGAGCTTCCAGCGCGTCCTCTTGGTAGGGGCGAGGCTGGAGATTCGGTCGGCCAGAGGGAAGAGGGAGGGTAGCCTGAGTCATTAATCTCTCACCACTACACGCGCTTCCCCCCTCACGAAGCATCCATGAACAAATACGACTTGCCCCTTTTTCTTGGTGTATCGGTCTGCGTTGAGCAATCGGAAATGTCCGCTTCGGTAGTGAGGCGTAATGCCCCCGGAAGATTTGACTTCCCGGGAGATCACCACCGTCTTCGCCTTCTGAGTTTTGTCCCATTTTCCCTTACGCAAGTCAGATGGAATCCCGTGCCGAATACAGCCGGGAAAGCAAGAAGCGTACAGTCCAAAGCCGGCCACAAGTTTTGATGCGTAACGAACTTGGTCTATTACCGCTGACGAGGAATCCGTCAGGTATTCGAGCGGCTTACTTAACCCACCGACGGGAAGTATCACGGAACCCCACATGCAGGCACCATGCCCTGATGTTAAAAAGATGCCGGGCCTATTTGGGTTTGACGAGTTGCCCATGAACGTCCCCAGGAAGGATCTCAATCCTTGCCCTATCGGGAAGTGTAAGGCAAAGCGATTAGTGAGGATGTTGCACGCACGGTAAATCTGATTTGCGCCCAGCTCCTTCGGGCAGGACACCAACCAGTCGCAAAAGTCACGACTGGGCATGAAGTAATGAATGCAGTTTCCTAGAAACATATCGGCCTGGAGCATCAAGCCGAAAGCCCTTGCCTGTGCATCCTCATCACGAATGTGCTGCCAAAACCTCTCATTTGTTTTGTTTCTAACCAACGTTTTGCAGAGCGCCGAGACTGAAACCCCTACGGATTTCGCCTCCTCCTTCAGATCCGATAGGCGCATTTTCGTATATGAGCTCACCTAACTACCTCCCCTCTGATCTTTTGCTTGATATGCTTGATCCGCTCCCCGTCTTTCCCGTGCAGCGCAGACTTCGGAATCTTGGTCAGCTCCACGCTGGAGAACTGCCCGTCCTCGAGGTTGCTGCCGTTGCGCCAACTGGAGATTCGGTCGGCCAGAGGGAAGGGAGAGGCGAGCTTGGTTCATGCTAGGTGCCTCAGCGCTGCCTGCAGCTTTCTTATCGCCATGTGTTGAATCTGCCGGACGCGCTCTCTGGTAATCTTGTATTTTGCGCCACACTCCAACAACGAAAGAGTAGGCCCGTTAAGACCGTAGAGAGACTCCATAACGGACCGCTCCCTAGATGTCAACACCCCGCTGCGTAATGCCTGCCGCACACTGTTGAGTTGCTCGATCCTCTCCAGCTTCTCTATGGCGCTTTCCACGTGGACAGTCGGCCACCATTCCTTCCGAAGCGCAGCGATAGCCCGCTCCATCCTAATTCGACTCCCGTAAAGCTCAACGCTGCCTTGGTGCATGGCACGCCGCACATCGCTCATCCAACTACCTCCCCTCTGATCTTTTGCTTGATATGCTTGATCCGCTCCCCGTCTTTCCCGTGCAGCGCAGACTTCGGAATCTTGGTCAGCTCCACACTGGAGAACTGCCCGTCCTCGAGGTTGCTGCCGTTACGCCAAGTCGAATTGTCGGCCTCGTTCATGTACTCAATGAACATGCTCTCGTCGGGGTTCTTGCCGGCGTCGACGCACTCCGCAAAGGTGATAATCCCGGGAGCCCAAAGATGCTGCTGGCAGGCCCGGGACTGGTCGATGGCGCTCAGTCGCTTCTGGTTGAGCTCACACCACCAAGCGCCCTCGGCTATGGGCTCGGAGTGAGCGCAAGACCGGCAGGAGACAACGCACGGCGCGGCCACGCCGGCCGGGTTCCCATGACAAAGTGAGATCATCGCACAGTACTTACAGACGGGAGCATCGGGGCCCTCGCCCGCCCTCAGGGGAGGCTGGCCAGCCTTGACAATCCGGTCGGCCCGCTCCAAGAGGCTATCGGCGAACTCCCGGTCGAGCTTGACGCGCTCGGCGTAGAGGTCCTCGGTGTTCTTGTTGATGGCGAGATAGAGCGCTCGCTCCATCCCGCTCTTTCTCATGTAGACCTGCATCTGAGCGTAGTGCTTCGGCTTCGACTGCTGGACGCCTCGGCGCTTGAGGTCACCGAATGACTTAGCGTTGTGAGTCTTGAACTCCACAACATGCCAAGTCTTCGGAGCCTCGAGAACACCCAAGGCACAACCGTCCATGTGCCCGCCGCCGTGACCGTCGGCAAAGCTGATCGCGAATTGCTCGCCTGTCTCAGGGTCTACTGGATGGACTTCACAGCCGATATCCCGGAGGTCATTGACCATCCGGAGCTCTTCCTTGTCGCCGTGATCGAAGAGCCGGTAGATGCGGCCGGGGAACTCCTCTCGTCCGCACCACCGGAACTGATACCACAGGAAGCGGCTGCACTCATGACCAATGCTGCTGGCACCCAGGTAGGTCCTGGGTGCCTCAGCATCTCCGCGCTTCTTCCAAGCGTCGTAGATTGCTTGGACTGTCTTGGATTGCTGGGGGAGGAACTGCTCGAGGTTACCCACAGCGCACCTACGATACTCTCAGGTAGGTGCCCCTCTCGAGGAGCCGGCATCCGTCGACCTTCTCGCCAGCTTCCAGCTTGGCCCGGATAGCATCGGTGTTGACCTTGTAGCTGGCCGGGACCTCTGTGCGGAACTCCTCGGGTAAATCCTGCGGCTGGACGTTGCACTCGACGGGCGTCTTGCCCCCGGCTTTGGATACCGTAACCTTGAAGCGGAGGGTGTCGACTGTCTTGACCTTCCGGAACTCGAGGATGGTCTTCAGGTGCTCCTTCAGCTTCTTGGCCTTGTTCTCGTCGGCGGTCGCTTTCTTCTTCAGGCGGTCGCCTTCCTTCTTGCGGGCGTCCGACCGCGCGAGCAGGGTCTGAATGTAGGCCGCGTAGTTGTCGACCTTGGTTTCGAGGTTCTCCTGGACCTCTTCGGCCCACGCCGCCAGGGCGGCCTGAGCCTCCGGGCTCTCGATGTCCGCTACGTCCAGCAGGTCATCGAGGGCCTGCATGTCCTGACTGATCTCAAACAGGGTCTGTTTCGCCACAGCTTCGTCTCCTCATTGTTCGCTGCCAAGAGAGAGTGGGGCGGCAACTCGCCGGGAAGAAGGCCGTTCCGACCGGTCTGCTGCCGCCCCACGGGAGGGGCGTCTACTTCCGCTTCCAGGGCGGAAGGCTTGCGGGAGCTGCCTGAGTCGCAGCCGGAGCATTGGCAGTCGGGGCGGCCGGGGCCGCGGCAGGCTGGCCAGTGTTGGCTGCGTTCTCGGGAGCCTTGTAGCCTTTGACTTCGTTCTGAACGCCGAACCCGTCACTGTTCTTTACTGCGACCTTGATCTGCACCACCTTGTTGAGGATGTCGGAGCTATCCGTGATGGTGGGAACCAGAGTTGCCCTCCCAAGCGCAGACAGTTCCCCCCAACCGATGTCTACGGCCTTCTTCGTCGGGTGATCCAGTGTGATGTTAGCGAAGACCTTGCGCCCCCGGGACTGCTGGGGCTCGAGTACGCTGAGCTTCAGTGCGAGGAACACTTTCCTGGCTGCTTCAGTGCTGTCTTTGGCGAACTTGACCTCCGCCTCTTCGATGAGGGCCGTGTACCAACCGGCCGGGAGTGCCTCGAAATCCTGCGCGGGATTAACCTCGCTGCAGTTGAACTCATGGCCACCGAAAACGTCCTGAATGTCTCCCATCGTTCTTCCTTTCCTTTTCTGCCGCCGAGACTACTTCTTCGTGCCCTGAGCCTTCTTCGGCTGTGATGCCTGAGCCAGTGCGTTACTGAGGGCGTCCCAAGAGAGCGGGAGCTCGTAAGGGAGCTTGCCCCACTCGCCGCGGCCACCGCCGGGGTGCGCCGGACGTTCCTGGGTGTACATGAAGGGCTGGCCGTTGCCGGTATCCACGGCCCGGTTCTGCTTCTTGTTGAAGCCGGCGTCATCCTTCCGCACGATGGTCTTGTGCTGGATGAAGAGAACGCCATCGGCCCAGCGGGTGAGGAGCGCCGTGGCGTGCCTGTGGAGCTCTGCGCTGTAGCGGTCGTAGGGCTCGCACGCGGGGTCGTTGAACTTCTCCACCTTCACGTGCCCGATCAGGATGATCTGCATCCCGATGTCGTTCCTCAGGGCGTCCAGCCCCTCGAGCAGCTCCCGCCACTGCTTGAGGCATTCGTGGAAGCCCTTGCCGTAGCCGCCGCCGACCTTCTCGATGGAGTCGACGCCGCCGTTGATCCGGCAGGTTTCGTCCCAGATGATCGGCTCTAGCGCCGACGCCGAGTCGACCACGAACGTCTTGTACTTGTGGTCGCCGGAGTAGAGCGTGCCGATGGCCTCGATGACATCCGGGAACTTCTTCGCGACGGGGAACGCCGGAACGTCCAGCGCGTCAATCCCCTCTTCGCCGTTCACCGGCAGGAAAATCGGGGAGTCTGACTCCCCTGCGAAAGTCGACTTACCGACTTTCGCCCTGCCGAGGACCAACATCCTCCGTGGTCGGTCCTGCTTCGCGCTCTTGATGCTGCCAAGGTCAAAAGACATAGACCCTCCCTCTTACTGCGAGTCCCCGTTGAAGAGACTCTGTGCTACCTGGCGATTCCAGTATCTCCGGCCCCCGATCCAGCGATCGGGTATCTGCCGGAGGTCAACCGAATTTGTCTTCCGCTCGCGTGCCGGCCCGTCCTTCAGGATGCGGTACACGGTCGGCACGGAGATGCGGAATAGCTCCGCCAGCTCTCGAACGTCGAGCCAGTCCTTCTCCGCTGTCTCAGTTTCCATGTCTCTCCTTTCTATGCGTGAGGCTATTGAGCCTTTCTGAGAGTAGTATATCAGACGCTCTCAGGAGCGCAAGGGCAAAATTCTGGGAAATCCGGGCTAGAGTCCGAGGGCTCGCTCAGCTTTCCGGACCCGCTTGCCGTAGGGGGTCAGCTTGAAACCCCTATACATCCTCGTTGTCTTGAACCCGGAGCCCTTTGCAGCAGCCCTCATTAAGGCCCTGACGGCGTGCTTGTCGAGGTCGAATTCCGGGTTCTTCTTGAGTCTGCCCTTGATTTCGGCCAGGCGCTGCAGGTAGAGCTCCTCAGGTTCACCCTTGCGCTGGGCCACAGACAGCCTCAGGAGGTCTTTACCTGCCGCCTGCTGGTCTGCCTTGCGTCGGGCATCGATCTCTCCCTGAGAGAGCCTGAGTGCGTAGTATGCCTGCATTACGTCATCGTCGGCCGATGTCGTGCGGACTCGCTTATCCAGTAGCAGATCAAACAACTGCATCCGCTCTTCGGCATTGGCTAGGTGGAACACTCTGACAGCGTCCTCAAGGCTCAAGCGCTTGAACGAAGACTGCAGCTGGGTGAGCTTTGACTCTCGCTGGATGTCCTTAATCTGGTCGGAAGTGAAACCACTGAGGTCAACCTTCTGGCCGGAGCGCAATCCACGTATCGCCTGAGTCCGACGCCGGTAATATTCAGCCTTCTCCTTCGAACGGGAGCCCCGGGAGCGCTTGCTGGCCGCAATTTCACTGAGCAGCTTACGGGCGGGTGTTTCGGTGATGTATTTCGGAGCCGACGTAATCCCGGAAACACCTTGCAGGAATGCCTGAGTCCTGGATTCGCCAGCCTCTCGGAATCGGAAGTAGTTCCGCACGCTGAAGGGGATAAACGACTCCCCTATATGGCTGGCCATGTCAATGAGCTGTTGGGGTAAGGGATCCTTCACGTCTCGGATTTCGGTCCCGTAGTAATCCTCATTCGAAATGAGGTCTGCAATGGTGCCCCACAAGGGATGCAATTTGTGCTTAAGCGTGGTCCACGGTCGAGTGTACCAAGAAAAAATGTCTCGAGAGTAGGTCGGCAGCCCCAGCCGCTCCGCTGTCCCATCAGGGTTGACATTCCCGGTCTTGGGGAAGTAGTAATCTTTCAGCCGCTCCGACAGGGTATCCTCTTCGTCATCATCGTCCCAGGGCCACAGGCCGGTCAGCAGGTAGGTTATTAGGGCCCCCTGGAGCGCGTAACTTATACCTGCGCCAACAGCGTACCCCATCCGACGGGTAATGATATCATCACCCCGAAGAATACGAGCCGGGGTCGAGGGTAGATCAACGAACAAAGCTCCGCCAAATTCACGAAGCGAGCCAAGGTTCCATCCAGCCGAACGCAAAACTAGCATGGATGCTTCCTTCAACATCCGATGCCAGTTCAGATTGTCGTAGGTCATCTGCCCCATGCGGTTATCCACCGAGGACCAGGCAGACATGAGCTCGCCTTGACGCCGGGCATCCGACCATCCCTTCCGCTCGGCCTCCGCATAGATGTCCTTGGCCAACAACTGGAAGCAGCCCAGCTTGAGTGCCGGCACCTGATACTGCATGATCGGCCAGGCAGCCAGCTCTATAGCACCGAAGATCGTCTGGAACGGCAGCTTAACCGCCGCTGTTGCCTTGTTGCCAGCGCCCTCGACGGTGAGCTCCCGCATGGTCGTTGTCAAACCCTGCAGCATCTGATTGTGGTACATGGGGTCCATCTTGGCCCGGCCGCCGGCCTGGACTAGCGCCTCCACCATCTCCCGCATCTGAGGGTCTGCAATCTCGTTCAGCGGAGTCTGCACGGCCTTGAGGAGCTTGCGGCCGGCCATGAGGGCCGTTCCGGGGGCGAGGGGAGACTGCACTATGTTCTTCAGACCCTTGCTAAGCTGCAGTCGGAATAGCTGCTGGAACCCCAGGCCCATCTGGGTATTGATAGCATCTGTCGAGACGTTGATCGCATGGAACCCGCTCAGCGCCAGACTTGCTTGGTTCATCGCAGCGCCGACAAACCTGAGCCATTCGTAGGTAGAGCCCACCGCTGCAATCTTGTACCCGCGGAATCCTGGAGACAGGTAGTTCTCCAGTATTGTCCCAACCTCAGCCGGAACGTACCACCGGCCAAGGTTGAGCACTCCGGGCAACTTATGAGTAGTGGATGCCGTCCCCAGAACAACAGATCGATTGAGATGCAACAGGGGCTTGAGCCGTTCGTGAGCACTGAGGAACTCTTTCCACGCCTTCGTGATCTCAGGCGCCACGCGCTCCATTTTCTCGGGAGCCGCCAGCCAAGCCTCGAGAATGACAGCCTCCTTCTCCGCCTGCTTCATAAGATAGCGCAGGCGAGCCTTGCTAATTTGCCCGTCGTGCCCCTCAGCGCGCAGTCTGGCCAGTGCGCGGAATTCACGGTCGATGTTGCCTCGCTTCTTCTGGGCGTCCGACTTGCTGCGCTGCCCCTTGTACTTGCCTTTCTCGATGACCTTGCCCTGTGTATGCTCCCCGGTCCTCATGTACTCATAGAGGCCAAAGATGTCCCCAATCTGGTGCCCCAACTCGTGCCCCAGCACGCTCAACGGCCCCGCAAACTTGGTCTTGATCCGGGGTTGGCCGGTCATCGACAGGCCCCAGAGATTCGGCCGGCCAAGGGTCGCCATGCGCTCGTGGGTAATCCCCAGCGAGGCCAAGACCCCTTTGAGTTGATCGGCAAGCAGTTGGTCGTAGGCTTCCTGCACCGATATCTCTGGCGAAGCTACCACCTGAGTCGAGGGATCATCAACAGCCACCCACCCTGCCGGGGCGTAGGATTTGGTCAGGGACGCAGCCACGAACCGAGCCAGCCCCCGCGCTTTGAGCTGCTGCACGATTTGATGGTCGGCCAGGTGCCGGTGCACCTGATGCAGGTGCATGGCGACGATCAGCAGCGGGTTCCAGTGGGCCAGCTCAAGGTCCGGGTTGGACTCCATTGCCTCCTTGACGGTGAGGTATTTCCGCTGCTTCAAGAAGCCGGACGGTTTCAGGTGACGCTTTGACAGCGCGGCGACGATGGGGTCGCGAGCCTTGCGGGCATCCTTGAATAGGTGCGGGAAGTAGTTCTCGTAAAACTCCTGCAGTTTCCCGATGGCTTGCAGTTGCGTCCGTCCTTCGTCCAGCAGATTCCTCAGCGTATCCGCCAGGACCTGCAACTCGGGAATGTCGAGCGACTGGCCGGTTTCTATGGCATGAACGAAGTCGGCTACCTCGGCATTGGTCATCTTGCGGAATTTGATGCTGCTGGCCTTCTCTGCGTCATGCAGGAGCTTGGCAACGACAAGGTCCTTCCGGTGCATCTCCGCAACGGACGCAGCCTTGATCTTAGCTACCTGCAGTGCGGGGGCGTCCTCCTGGCCGGGGAGCGCGACTCCGCGATGGGCCGGAGACAACAAATGCAGTATGCCATCCACCAAGGTATTCGTCTTCATGGCTCGCTTGAATCGAGCTCCGAGCGTCTCTTCAGCTTCGCCTGGTGCGGCAGGTTCCGACACGGGCGGAGTTTTTCGCCCCCTCGACTTGGTCTTGGGGCGGTCGTCCTGGATCGCGTCGGGATTCCGGGGAAGGACATTCAGAGACGAAGTGACAGCCGCTGCCATCGCGTTGCCGCTGGCGCCCCCGCCGGGTTCCTTCTGATCCTGCTTCTGATCGAACAGGTCGCCCTGCCCCCCGGACGCCTGCTCCTGCAGCTCCTTGACGAGCTCCGGGTCAGTCCAGTAGTGCTCCAGCTTATCGATCTCGTTGTCGAGCGCTTCCTCGAGGGCGTTGAGGTCTTGGTCTGACTTGACCTTGATGCCGTACTCGGAGGCGACCTTCGACTGGTCAATGCGCGTGGCTCCGCGGATGGTCGCCCGGCGGCTACGCAGCTCGGCGATCTTCTTCGCCGCCTGCTTGGCCACCTTGCGCTGCAGCTCCTGCTGGTACTGGAAGTCAGTGTCGCCCGCGAAGAGCCCAGCCTGAACCTCTACCGGCTGGGCGCTGATGTACTTACCTGCCTCAATGAATCGGCGGATGTCCGAAGCGGTAGCTTCGGGCATATCCTTCACGTATTCGAGGGCTGATCTTTGGTCGGCTTCGTTTCCGGGGACTGCTGACGCAATGGCGGCAGCTTGGCTGTCTCCAAGGCTGCCGCGTCTCCATAGGTCGTAGACTTGATCGGCGGCATGGCGCCCGATTTTGTACCCGTGAGTCTGCTTCGGGTTGCCGCCGTACTCTTTCTCCGTGACTTCGAGGTCTTGCTCATCGGTTAGCCTCCACATTTCGGCCGCATCGGCAGTAGTGCCGCGGCCGGACTTGATGTTCTCGATGGCACCACGCAACCGGGCGTCCCCAGGAGTAACCCCGTCCGCCTCCCGAACTACAACCGCCCGGATGTCCTTCACGCCTTCGCGCTTGGCCAGCTCGATCCGATGATGGCCGTTGACAACGTAGGTGTCGCCGTTCTTCGCCTGCCACAGAAGCACGATGCCCGACACGCGATCATCCCAAGGCCCCTCCAGTCGATCACGAACACCCTCTTCGTCGGTGTCGATCTTGTACTGGAAACGCTTCGAGTCGATCTTGATTTCAGACACCGGGGCGCGAACGACTTCGGCATCAGTGTGGAAGAATTCGTCGGAAGGTGCGGGCTGCCGAGGAGTCCTTACGACTTCTTGACTGCCAGCTTCTTCTCCTGCCGGGCCATGATCTTCTCCCGCAGGCTCTTTGGCCTTCTCGACGGGGATGCCCGCGGCCCACTTCGCGGTCGACTCGGGCGCTTCCGGCTTCTCAGCTGGAGCCCTCCCTTGCTGAGCCTCCAGCTCCGCGTACCGGTCCTGCAGCTTGGCCAGGCGAGCCATGAAGGTCTTGTTCCCGCTGAACTGCGGCTTCTCTTCGAGCACTTCCTGGGCCCGCTGAATCTGCTCCCGGAGCGAGTTGAGCTCCGCCTCCGGCTTCAGGCCCTTGCTCTTTACCGGCTCAGGTGCGGGCGCCGGCTTCTCGACCGGCTTTGCGGCCGGAGTCTTCAGCAGGGCCCGGATCAGCGCCTTCTTGTTCATGCTCCCCGGGTTGGCAATCCCCCGGCTCTTGGCCAGCCCGGCCAGGAACGTCCGACTCTTGGAGTTGAGCTGCTTGCGGGTGTACCCTTGCGGAGCTGGCTCCGGACCCGACTCCTTGGCTTTCCTCCGCTCGTCTCGGGTCTTCTGCCCCGCCTCTTGCATGACGAACATGGCGGGATCAATCGGCTGCGCGAGCTGAGAGAGGTCAAGACCGGAGAACCGCTCACGGGCCTTCTGGTGCATCCCTACAAGGGCGCTGTTGAGCTCCTGCGCCTTGTCGAGGTCGCCCTCGCTGAACGCGCGGTGCAGATCGGCCTCGAGGTCCAGCGAGTCGCCAATCAGCGTCTCGAACTCGTCCCGGATCGCCTGGCGCTTCTCTTCTGTCTGGGCCTCGGCCTCTTCGCGCCCCTCCCTCTCTGCGCGAACCCGGGCGGTAGCTCCCTCGATGCGTTGCTGGGCCCCCTCCATCTGCTGGCGGAGCATCTCCTCCGGAGTCAGGTCTACCGCCAGAGCCTCGGGCTCCACGCCCGACTGGCCAGTGGCGGGGGCCGGCTCAACCGCGGCCCTCAGGAACCCGGTAACCTGATCGAGGAAGGCAGCCCGCTCCTCGCCGGACATCTTGGGCAGGCCGGCGGCCTCAAACGCCTTCCGAGAGCTGGACTCGCCATCTACGAGGTCAGCCGCCTTCTCCCAGTTGTGGAGGGCCCACGCACCGGCCCCGCCGTCGCTCAGCAGTGCCTTGCGATACCGCCGGGTGCGAACTGACTGCCTGACCTGGCCGGCGCCGGCGAACCCGCCGCCCATGACACCGAACGACATGAGCTCAGCCATGAACTGCTTGCCGGTCGGGATCAACGCCTCGCCAAGCGTCTTGTCCTCAACCCTGAGGACCGACCGCAAGACATCCCCGAGGCGCTCCTCGCCCATCTCCTCGACGATGCCGTGCCAGCCGACCTTCTTGAGCCGCTGGCCCCATCCGGAGGGCTTGTTGCCGGGCACCTTACTCCATGCCTTGCGGATTGCGTTGTTGAGCGCGGCGAACTTCGGCGACTTGGCGGCAAGCCGCCGGACAGCCCTACCGCCCAACTTGCCCAGGATCTCGCCAGACTCTTCAGAGAGGTACTCGATGAAGGTGTCGCCCACAGCCTTGTACAGCGCCGAAACATGCGTCTCTTTCGACTCCTCGATCCGGACCTTGTACGCACTGTCAAAGACGGCCTGTGGGTTCTTGCGCTCAATGTAGCCCTTGACTACCCGCGGAACGCCGACGGTCGCCAGCCTAGCCCCCCCACTGGCCAGCAGCCCCGCTCCGGTCTGTCCTGCCGTCCGAAGTAGGCCATTGCCGACCACCTTCCGCACCGCCTTCTTGGCTCCGACCCGGGCCGCCCCGGCGATCCCGCCGCTGGCCCACATCTCGACAAGAAATGACGGAATTTCCGAAAGGACCTCGGCGCCCAAGCCGGCCCAGGACTGGCCGCGGGCCGATTCGTACTGATGCAGCAGCCAGGTGTTCCGTAGGGTGTCCAGGTCTTCATCGAACGCCCTGTCCTTGAAGACATCCTTGCCGGCAGCCTGAGCCTTGCTGACGCGATCCGCGGCGGCCCGGACTAGCAGCAACCGGCCGATGTCCGCACCCAGCCCAATCCCGGGGAGCTTCTCCTCCGGGTTCATCCGCCCGATGGATTCAAGGAACCCCATCTCCCCCATGCGGCCCCACTCGCCACGAGGGGGGACGGTATAGTACCTGCTCCCAAGCACAGAAGGCTGCGGCACCTCAACTGCCAAGTGCTCTGGAACTGGCATCACGGGATTTTCGCTGAGCACGAAATCAGCAGCACCCCAGTCCATCGTGCGCTGGAGCTCTTCCGGCGACTCCACCTTTCGAGGGCTCGGCGCCGGGGGCGGCGGCAAAACCGCGGGCTCAGAGAGCTTCTTCATAAGCTCTTCTGGGGATGTCACAATGACTTGCTCAGGCATGACTGCTCCCTGCTAGTTTCCGAACTTATTTCGCTTCCCAGACTTCCACACCGCATAAGCGGCGTGCATTCGCTTCTGCGCGTCAGGAGAGAGACGATTCCAGGCGTCGACAGCCTCCTTGCTCTTTACCCCCCGAGTGTGCATCAGCTCCCGGCCCAGCAGCAATACGTCCTTGCGTGCCTGGCTAAAGGCGTTGGTTTCGGCCTTCTTCCCGCCTGAAGGATACCCGACTCCCACCACATCCCACCACCATTTACTTGCCGCAGAAGGACCACCCTGCTCTGGCGGCCCCTGATAGAGCTGCAACGCAGCGAGCTTTTCCTTGTACTCAGGACTCTCCATATCGCCGCTGAAGTTCTCGACCTCGGCATCCAGCGCGCGTGTCTGATCCGCGGTCAGCATTGCCGGTTTACCAGCGACAAACTGACTCAGCGCCCGCGCCTGATCTGCACCCAGTATCGGCAATGGCTGCCTCGCTGCCGATGCCTGCTCCCCGGGGGCTACCGGGCCCTGCTCGTCAGTGGCAAACTGCCCCAGCACCGACGCACCGGCCGCCGGAGCCTGATGCCCCAAAGCTATCGATGGATCGAGGTTCATGCCGCCCCCCTGCCCTCCCATCATCTCGATTCCCAACGCATAAAGCCGCCTGAGCTTCGCCTCGTCAACGACACCAGTCTCCGAGTTCGTCGCACCCGCGACAGCCTTATCCCACACTCTCCCCTTGTCTTGGAAAGTCATTTGATTGGGGTCGGAACCCAGCTTCTTAATTCCACCGCCAACCTCCCGCATGACCTCAGTACCGTTCTTCGTGGTCCAGATATCTCCAATGCCTTGCCCCTTCGGGTACTTGCTGGGCTCCTTCCTCGCCGGCAGTAAATCCTCTGCTCCAGCTATACGAGCTTCCGCTCGCCTGATAGCCTCCTGCCTTTCGCTAGTGCCGCCCTGACGCACTTCATCAGACAATTCATCGGTTGTTTTTGCCCAATAAAGAGCATTGCGCCACTTCTCCTGATCCAAACGTTGCTGGGCCGTCAGCCTGAACTCGTAGTCCTCTTGGCGGAGGTCCTGCCCCAGTTCCATGAGCTCCTGGCGTCGGCCGAACTGCTCCCCGGCCATCTCGCGCTGGAACTGCTGGCCGCCGGCTGTCATCTCGCGCCGGAACTCCTGCTCGTCCTCCCGGGCGTTTCGGCGCTCGGCCGCCTGGGCGCCGGCGAGCTGCGCTTGCCGGCGAGCGGCATTCTGGCCGGCACCATACTTGGCCGCCAGGACGACACTCGGGTTTGCTCCGTGTCTTACATCAATGCCCATGATTGCCTCCAGGCGCCTCTATGCGTAATTCTTGTACCAAATCTCGCCCTCGTCGTTGGCCATCCACATCGTTTCCCCCGACAAGACGATACAGTTGATCGTCGCGGTGTCCATCACCAAGTCTTCGTACCAGTCTACCCCGTCGTAGAAGAGGATGCAGGACTTACTGTCGGCCGTGCGAAGAGCCAGGACGTACAGCCCGTTTACCGTCCCCTCACTGTGCTGGAGATTGTAGCCGGCGGGCTCGCCGCCCAAGGCGTGCCACGAATCGCCCTTGGAGGCGATGTAACGAATGTCGTTGGAATTCCAGCCCTGCCAGAGCTTCTCGTCGAAGTACCCCAGGCGGTAGTTGTTGGGATTCCCCGCCCGGGCCGTGAAGGTCAAGTAGCTGGCGCCAACAGTCCAGTATCCGATGGTGCTGCAGATAACGCCATCGAAGAAGAATCGCGTAGCAACGTAAGGATAGTTCCTCCAGTCTTTGCGCTTGCGGTTCGTCCACGATCCGGCGGAGCCGGTGGTCTGGTGCTCCGAAACATACATGTTCGAGCTTGCATCGCCCATCCAGTCCATGTAAGACCCGGCGTGCAACAGGTTGTAGTTGTTGTCCCAGTAGTAGAACTCCTGATTCAACGCCGATCCGTTCCACTTGTGAACTGCGCCAGCCCCAGCCATATACAGGTCATCCCCGAACAACTGGAAGATGGGGAAAACCCCGCTGAGGCCGATGCCGTGAGTTACAGTGGAAACCAAATCCCAGCCACCATCCCGGTCAATCAGGTCGGCCGCCCCGCTGGAGCCGATGTTGTAGGCGTACATAATCCCGCCATACGCCATGAAGTCCTCAATCCGGGTGTAGGGCGTAGTCTCGTCCAGGGTCCACACAGAGGCGGCGGCCATCTGCGGCGGATGAGGCACGCGGATTACTCGGCAGCCCATTGGTCCACCACAAACGTACAGCTAACAGTCAGGTCAGAAGCATCCGCACCGCCCCCGGCGACTGTGCAGGCAATCTCAATGAGGCTACGCCAGCTCGCGTTGTAGTAATTCGGGTAGATGCCCACAAGGGAGCTGTCCGTCCAAGAATCCTGAATGGCTGCCACGCCGGCCCCTGCCGAATCAGAACAGACATTGTTCCCGTCGATGGAGACGTTCACGTAGGGGTCCGAAACCGTATCGTCAAGGGACACCGTTGCGGAGATGGCAACCAGATACGCCCCCGGCAGGTTCCACGAGAAGTACGTGTACATGTAGTCGGCCAGGAGCGCGTCATCCTCACCGTCGATAAGACACTCCCCGGATACAAAGAAATCAAGCTGGGTAACCCTCTCGGGAGGGCCGACCTCGAGGCTCACAAGCTCGCCGATGATGGGAGCCCCGCGAACATCGACGTAGGAATCCTCGACTACGGCGTCGATGATGCCGTAGTACATGGTGCTACCAATCAGGTAGCGGAGCGGGAATCCCTCGAAGAGGCCGGTGGTATCGGAGATCGAGAGGCGCGATGTCGAAGACACCGTGACCAGATCGACGTTGACCTCTATCCAGCTCCCCTGGCCGGAGAGCTCGTCATCTGCCTCCGGAGCCAGAGCCAGGAACTTCCCGGTTGCCGGATCATAGGGCACCGTGGGCATACCGAAAGGACGAACTTTCTTTGGCTTGCCCCAGGACTTCGGAGGCTGGAATCCCCCCTTGGTCCCACTGGTAACGTCAATGCCCACAAATCGACTCCATTATGACGGCGTGTACGTCGCCGCCTCCCCAGCCCCCAGGCTCGCCGTGAGCTGGCCAATGGCCGACAGGTCCGGGTATCCGTCTGTCCGACGCTCCATGAAGTTGAGCATGGCCGAGAGAACCTGATTCCGCAGTCCGACCCGCTGAAGGTCGAGATTGTGAATCTGCTGGCGGAGGCGATCCCGCGCGGCGAGAATTTTCGCAAGCAAGTCAGCTTTGAGGGTGTAGGCCCGGTCCTTGACGGCGAGCTGGCGCTCGAGGAGCTTGTCCTCGAGGTCCGTGTTGGCTACGGCCCGCTCCCGCTCGATGCCGGCCGAGATTGAATCCCAGACCGTAGTGTTGTAGACGCCTCGGTCGATAGCGCTGGCCCGCGCTGCCGCCAGTTGGTTGTCAAACTGTGTCTCGATCCGGGTTCGCTCGCTGTCCCCGAAATCGTCGAAGATGCCGTCGATGTCATCATTGAAGTCCTCGTTGTCCTCCCGGAGCTCAGTGATGATCGACTCGACCAGGGTATCGTAGGAAGTGTCATCGGTTTCGAGGCTGTTGAGGCTGTCCTCGGTCTTGTCCAGCATGACACTGTAAAGCGCCACGATCTCGTCGTAGCGTTGATCGTTGAGCGAGCGGCCTTCATTGTAGGCGCTGGTGAATGAGGACACCAAGTCAGCCAGGGCCCGCTCCGGGCGCAGCACCCGGCGCTTGAGGCCCCACTCGTAAGCCGTGCCGCCCGAGGACACTACCCGGTAGATACGCCATCCCTGAGCGAGCAGCCACGGAATCTGCGAGCCGTCGGAGATGTTCAGGTACTGCCACTCGTACCAGTCAGAAGTATTGGCCACGGCCTCTATGGCCGGATCGGTGTCGGTGATGTACGCAGCAGGATTGATCTTATCCATTATACACCCCAGAGCTCGATCAGGAAGATGCCGGCCGTGTAGTCGGCATCCGTTCCCTGAGCCCCCGTAACGAGATATAGATAATCCTCGTCGGGCGGGAACGCCGTCAGGAAGTCCACTTCCTCCGCAGCCCAGTTGCCGTGATCGCAGAGCTGCGCCTCACCAGTAGCTGCGGAAATCGCAGTGTCCTGTGCAAGCGTACCCTCATTTGCAGTCCAGAGATCCACATCCACAGTACCGCCAGCCGGAGTCTCGAAACAGGTAATCCGTCCCGCTATAATGCTGCCGTTAACAGCCGCGGTAATTTGCCCGAGATAGCAATTGGCCGTGTCTTCATCCTTGCCGATAACGTCGGCTGCAGTGTCACCATCATTCAAGCCCGTCAGATCAACAAGAATCTCAGTCTTGATGATCCCGCCCATGATACGAACGGTATGCTCGCAAATTGTCTCGTCCCCAGTCGAGATGCCAGTCCCCGGGGTCATGTCCCGCGAGAGCAGGCCGTTGACCACCGTGGCCAGGTTGGTGATTGTGAGCTTCTTGAGATCGTTACTGTCTTCCGTATCCGCAATCAAGAGGATGTCAGCAACAACAGGAGTAGCTTTCTCGCTAATAGCCTGGAGTTTCGTAACGATGTAGGTCCAGACCCGAGAAAGGGCGCTCTTTCGCTGGGTAGTGCCGGCGGCCCCGTCATCGACAACGATGGTGTCGTCGTCCGCAAGGGCTTCACCTATGTCAGCCTGATCGTAGACGAGCGTGCTCATGGACTCACGAACAGCCTGCTCGCTGGGGACGCTACTGTCATCCCCCTCCGCACCGACCGCGGTTACCAACGTCAAGCCGTTCTTCAGGCCGCCAGTGGCATTCGTCCACTGGGGGATTCCGTTGGCGGTTGTCTCTGAGGGCACAGTGTAGAGAGCGCCGATGTAGGTAGCAATCTCCGCAAGCGTGACCTTCTTCTCCGTGCCACCCTGGATGCAGTAGAACACATCATCCGTAAGCGAAGTAGTAACCGCACCCAAGGCTGCCACGTAGGTCTTGAGTGCAGCATAGATCGCATTACTGACATCGGTAAGGGTGACGTACTTCCCGGTTGTGCCCTGGGTCACAAGCATCTTGTCTGTGCCGGTCAGGGCCCCGCTGCCATCTGAGAGATCGGAGATATCGAGGATCGCAGCCTCGATGGTTGCCCGAACGTACTCAGCCAGGAGGGCCAGCGTTACCGTCTTTTCTGTGGTCCCGCCGTCTTTCAACGCGAGGATGTCGGCACTATCAGGAGACGCCTCGGCATCCTTGCCCCAAATCGTATCAATGGCGTGCTGGGCGACGAGATCAATGTCCGCGGGCTTGAGAACTCCGCCCTGGAGGACAAAGATGCCATCCGAGCCACTGACCGACTCAGCCGCAGAGATGGCCTCGATTGCATCGACGATGTAATCCTTGATGTTGTCGACCGTCACGCTCTTGGGCGACCCGGCATCGGAAACGGGCAGGAGCTCGCTCCCGCCAACCGAACCGTCCGGGGTCATCTCACTGATCTTCACGTTTGCCATTACCGAAGCCTCCCGAGTTTCTTCATCCACATGGTCACAGCTTCGTAGGCCCAAGGCTCAGTAGCCGACAGCCACAGAACGGCCCAAGCTCCGCGCGACCGCGGGTAAACCACCTTGTTCTGGCCGGCCAGCCATGTTCCGGACGCAAGGGCATCCGAGCTCTCTGTCCCGGCCAGCATGTCCTCAGCCAGGTCAACTACCGTCTCCGCGGAGTTGGCCATGACCAGTTTCCACGTTACGTCCCCGCTGCCTGCCGCGAATGCAGCCACCATCTCAGCCACCATGCCGTCAGCCCCCTCCATGCGCGGCACATGGAACGGGCCCAGGAGGAGATTACTCTCGAGGTCCTCCCCGTCATCGTCCTCGGCGCTGTTGGCGAAGTAGCGCAAGTACCCGTCCTGGCACCCGAGCATGATGCCGGAGTCTCCGGACGTAGCCAGCCTGCCAGTGCAGACCGGCTGATGCGTGGTCGTGCCGAAGGAAACCTCCCAGAAGGCCTTGTTCACGAGGTCCAGCCACCAGTGCGTCCCGTCCCCGGTCGAGGGGGTCAGGAACAGGTGGACGCCTCGGGCCTTGTGGTCATAAATGAGCTGCACATCGACCGCCGTGGGATCAGTGTCGAGGAGTGCCTCAGGAAGGCGCTCGAGGCTGAAGGGCTCCGGTTCCTGCTCGCTGCCCACCCGCCAGGAGTAGATGCCCCGGCGAGTCACGAACAGCACCAGGCCGTCAGGGGTCACCGTGATCGCCGAGGGGGCGATAACCCCGGAGAAGGCACTCACACAAACCTTCTTGCCGCCGCCGGCCGGGTTGCCGTAAACCGCCCAGAGGCTGTCAGTCGTGCCGAGGATCAACGCCTTGTCTTGGTAGTTGACCATCGAGTTGATGACCTCACCGAGCTTGCCGCCATCCCCAACGTAGCCGGCGACTGCCCGGCCCACGTTGTCCTTGTCGACCGTGAAGTTCCAATCCGTCTCGTCGGCCTGAGCACACATGTAGAACATGTGGTCTTCGCCGGCCAGCACCAGGCGCTCCTGATACACACACACCAGCGGCTGACTGGTTGGCGCCCCGGCTACCACTTCGACAACGCCAGTGACCGGGTCGTACTTCTTCAGGCTGGAATCCGCGATGTAGAGCTTCCCGCCCTTCTCGACCATCGAGAACGCGCTGGACTTATCCAGCGGGCTCGAGGACGAAACCGTCGAGGTGAAGATGATCTGATTGCCATCCTCATCGACGATCATGTCCCCGTCGTCGGTGACGAGATTGGCCGTCGTAGGGGTGACCGTCTCCCCACTGACGATGTTGAGAACGCCGTCACAGATGACGGCCAGGTCCTGCTGGCGGTCCCTGTCCGAGTCAAGGTAAGTAATCGACTGTATTCCAAGTATGTTCGTTCCGAAATCGTTATCGACCAGTTTTACCAGACCCGGGCGGGAGCCGCCACGCCCGCGCCGTTCAAGAGGCCCAAAAGCCCGCACGTTCACCGCCCGGGGAGCGGTGAACGGCTGGGTTTTCTGAGCGTATCCTGCCCGGCGGTATGCACCGCCAAGCGGGAACTTTATCTTAGCAGAGCGGGCTTTGGCCATGACCTATCAGGTGCCCCAGAGCTCGATGAGCACCTTGCCGGCGGTGTAGGTGGCGTCACAGTCGCCGTACCCACCAGTCAGGTACAGGAACTCCCCGTCGGCCGGGAGAGCGGACAAACCCGTGCTCGAGGCGCTGGTGTGGTCACCACCGTCGAGGAGCTGGGTTTCCGTCAGCCCGGAGATCGCCGCATCCTGCACGCCGGTCCCCTCGTCGGCCGAATAGAGATTGAGGTCATCGTCGCCAGTCGCCGGAGTCTCGAGACAGCTCAGCCGCCCGGCAAAGATGGTGCCGTGAACACCCGCGCGAATCTTGCCGAGATGGCAGTTGGCGAGGTCCTCACCGCCGATGATGTCATCCGCAGTCCCGCCAGAGTCCAGTCCGGTCAGGTCCAAAAGGATTCGGGTGTAGAACAGATTCCCGATCTTCTCGACCACGTGTTCCGCCACTTCGGCAGAACCCACGATCCCGGAACCCATCTCGACGTTCCGGATGCCCAGGCACTTCTCAATTCGTCTCTTCATGCTACTTCCTCCGCGGCCGGTCGGCACTCCCCATGAGCACCGGCAGGGGCCCTAGGCCCACTGCGACCGGCCTATCCAGACGGGTAGACCTGCTGACCACTGACGGTCATGGTGTAGCTTCCGAGCCCCCGGGAAACCCCGTTCTCGTCGTACTCACCCTGGCAGCCTACCGGCCCAAAGAACTTGGCCTGCTCCGCTCTGTCCCTCTTGATGGACGCAGCCAACAGGAGCAGAAAATCATTCATCTTGTCGGACGAGTCGTTCACCCTCTTGTCCGCAATCGCAATACAGGACGCCTTGAGCGTTTCGGCGTACTTGATCCCGCCGAGGGCGTAGGGCGCCCCGTTGGACAGGGCCTGGACCAACGCCTCATACCGATACCAAAGGGTGTAGGTATCGTCGGGCGTCGGATACCACATGATCTCCCAGCCCTGGGCGTTCTCCCCGTCCGTGGTCTTCCGGCGCAGGCCAGCTACTCGAGGCTTGCCGGTTTCCTCCCTGGTCATCCGGAGTCGGCGAATCTTGCCCTCCCCCACATCGGCCAGCACCATCGGCCGCTGCGCGTCGGTGTCGTAGGTGAGGCCAGCTCCGATCAGGCGGCCGAAGTCCGAGGGCATGTCCTGATCTGCATCGCCCTCCGCAGTCTCGAGGTACGTGGTCGGCCGGAGGAAGGTCCACTCGTAGCCTACAGGGATGCCCTCGGCCGCCGGCGGGTAGAGGAACTGCCGATAGCCAGCCTGGACGCACTCGTCACAGACGGCCTGCTCGTCGGTGCTGAGGTCGTTCATGTCGGTCTTGCCGTACAGGAAGTAGCCAACCTCGGACAGGAGCTCGACGTAGCAGAGGGTGAGGGTGCTTTCGGCGCCCTCAGATGTGGTCAGAGCGTCGATCTCCCCGGCCTCATACTCGATATCCCCGCTGGCGCGAGTGATCTTAAAGCAGTACTCGTACTCCACCAAGTCATCGAGGCTTCCGATGTCGTAGGTGTAGATGCCGGTGCGGAGGTTATCGGTCGCCGTGTCGGCTTCGACCACTACGGTCCCGGTGGCCTTCTCGCGAATGCCGTAAGCTCCAGTCGAATCGGAGAGAACAACTGACCCGGCTGCAGCCAGGCTCCCGTCCTCAGAATTCTCAACGTAGATTTCTCGAGCCATCAGCGAACTCCCGACCGGGCATACCGGACACCGGTTTTGGTTTGACTGGTAGTGGTTGCAGACGAAGAGTACTCACCGGCCTCCCCGCGGAGCGTGTCGGTGTTAAGGACGTTGGCCAACTCGGGAACGTCCATAGTGCCTTCAGAGTCGCGAAGAGTATCCAACGGGTCAACAGACGATAACTCAGGAACATCCATGGTTCCTTCGGAACCACGAAGAGTATCCAACGGGTCAACTGCACTAAGTTCGGGCAGGTCCATCGTGCCCGCCTCGCCATCAACCGTATCGTCCGGGGCTACATTCTCACGCTCCGGGAAATCTGGCGAATAGCTCGGCGTGTAGTCGTCACCGCTGGGACCATACAGGCCACTGCCTGTAAGAACGTTATCCTCATCAGGGTACACCGCATCCCCGCCAAGCAACTGCGCAATAGCGGCGTCCTTGAACCGCCATTCAGTTTGGTCGGCTTGGGCCTTCCAGCGGTAGGCCGTCGGTGCTCCCGGCATCAGGGCACCTCTTCCAGCATGGAGTTGAGCTTAGTGGCGATAGCCTCATTAGTGTCCACTACGCTCTTGACGTTTGCAACATCCTCCGCAATGCTGGCCCCTGCTGGAGCGCCCACGCGGACAAAGGCATCCCCGGTCTGGGGGTGCGCGGTGGATTCGTCGAACTTCGCACCGGTGATCGCGTCATCCGCGAGGTTCATCTGGTCGCCCGCCTGCGCCGCGGTCTTCGCGGCGTCGTAATCGCTATGGAGAGTTACCCCGGTGCCGTCGCTGCGGGAGCTAACCGCAGCATCCAGCCGTGAGCCTGCCAGACCCGTTTCCGCGCTGTAGTTGTCACAAGCGCTGTTGAGGTTGGCCGCGGCGGTTCCGTCGCCGTCTACCTGCTCAACGTCAACCTGCAAGTAATCGGTTGAGAACATGCTGTCAAACCAGTTGGCTGTGACGACCATGAACTCCATGAAAACCGGCAGTGCGCCGCTCTCGTGGATGGCAAGCTGGAGCGGGCCAAGCGTGTTCGTGTCGGTCGCGTCCAGTTGCAGATAGTACCATCCGTTTTCGTCGTGCGTGGCCCCGCTCGCGTCATTGGTCTGCGCAAACGCGCCGCCGCTCTTGGACAGGCGAATGTCTGCCTGAGAAATGGTCAGACCGGTCTCGGCGGTCTTGCCGTCGGTGTCGTCCACAAACGGGCCGACGCGCAGGGTTTTGGCTGTTGACTGTTTGAGGTAGAGCATCAGGCCCGCCTCCGCTTCATGTAGTGATCGAATGCCGCTGGCACGTTGGCCGCGGCCGCTTGGTGCCGGTCGATCTCGTTGATGTACCCGTCGTTGGTCGCGTTGTTGCCGTAATTACCGGACTGCAGCGCGAAGAAGTACCGGTAATCGAGCTGTGAGTGTAGCGCAACGCTTAGGGTGTCAAGAAGCGTGGTCCGCGCCGCGTCGGAGTATATGTAATCGTAGACGGTGCCGTGCGTGCCGGCATCATCGTCTCGCAATTTGGAGTGGTAGTAGGGTGTTGATGGGTCGGCTGCGCCGTAATCATCACTGTACAGGTCGCCGCCGTCGTTTTCGTATATGTGCTGGGAACTACCGACACGAAAGCGCAACCCGATTGCATCACCGTCAGCGTCCAGAATGGTTTTCCAGTCGGACGCGGTGTTGGCGAAGCACAGCCAGAAGAAATATGCCGTGCCGGTGTTGGCGTCCACATAGACCTCGCCGTCAATATCCCAATCACCCGACCAGAACCCCGCCCCGTCGTCCGTGACGAGATATGCAGTCTCTTCGCGGCTCAGACCGGCGAAAGCCGCCTTGTCATTGTCGCCACCCGGACCCGGCGTGATATGGCTGTTGGGGTCAACCTCCGTATATGTCGTTAGGTTTTCGGTAGGGTCCGGCAGCGGTGGCTTGACCTCGGCGGCCAACAGCTTGTCCGGGTCGATCCATTGGTCCCAGCTACTGTCAGCAAGGCCCGCGAGTTTATAGCCCTTGCGCTCTGCGTCGATGGTGACTTGGCGCGCATCGTCTGCCCCTGTGCGCGGGTCAGGCTTGTAGTACACCCGTTGATCGCGCAGACTGTTGAGCCTTGCGCACGTTTTGACGCAACGGGGCCGATACTCAACCCGCTGCCACTCGCGGAACTGCGGCAGGGTTAGCTTTTTTTGCGGCACCAGCAGGCCGTGTTCGTTGTGCCACAGTCGCAGACGTTCCAACGCGCGGTAGCAGTATGCCACCTTGTCGGCGTCGGTTTTGGCTGCGACGGGCAGGTCGATCATTTACAGCCATCCGTTCTTCTTGAGCCAGTAAATGCCGCCCAGGATCATCAAGAAGATGATCGGCGAGCCCAGGACCGGGAAGGCGATCTTGGCCCAGAGCGGCAAGTGCCGCTGGAGGGGCCGGTGCTCCAGCTCCGAGAAGCGCCGGTTAATGGCCTCCCGCGCCTCCCGGCACCTGACCACCACGCCCTCCGAGTGACCCTGCACCGCATGGAGCTGGGTCATCATGTAGACATTCACGGTCGGTTGGTCCTGGGAGCAGGCGCGAAAGAGCATCTGCGTTTCGGACGGGAGAGCCGAGAAGCCGG